GGACATCGTCCAGCGCGTTGAAACAGCTTTGAGGAGGGTCTGAGCGTGGTTGGAAACCCAAAGCGAAGGAGAGAGGGCGCAATCCTCAACGATATGCCAGAAGAGATGATATTCAGCATGATTGAGGCCGGTAAAAGCATTGCCAATATCTGCATCGACCTGGGCATCAGCAAGCGTGCGCTCGATGATTGGATTGAGGAGAACGATCACGGTGCTATGATTACACGCGCGCGCGCCCGTGCGGCAGACCTTATGGCTTGTGAAACGATAGAGATCGCAGACGGCATGGATGTCGATCACGCGCAGCGCGATGTCCAGCGCATCCGAACCAGACAGTGGCTGGCCGAAAGATGGGATCAGAAGACTTATGGCTTACAAAAAGCCGCCTCGGTCAACATCAACATCCAAGACTTACGCATGGCGGCACTGCGCCATGTCGAAATTGTCGATGACTTATCCACAGAAAAACGCAATGGTTAAGCACATTGGCCTGTGCATAACTGCAAAGTGCCTGCAAAACAAGCAGAAACAGGCCAGTTATCCACAATTGACTTAACATAATGGACATCGTGTTAAATGGATATTGTCAGCATTATGTAAGTATGTATATGAATCAAGGACTTGCATGAATAGTGGTATGTGGATAAGTTTTTCGCTGTCAAGTGGCCGCGCCGACCGGCTGCTGGCCACTGGCCGCGCGACCCCCCCCTGCGCGATTTCGGCGGGGGTGGCTTGATGTCGCACCTAAACAGTTACCGAACCCCACAATCCTGATCCCATGACCGACACCCCTACCCCCACCCCTGCGAAAAAGCGCGTCCCGAAAAAAAATTCTGATGATTTGCTGACGAATAACCCTTTTGTCGAATTCGTCAAACGATACAAGAATGACCCTGTGCTGTTTGTCCGCGAGGTGCTAAACACTGAGCCTGACATCTGGCAAGTGGAATTCTTGAATCACATCGCGGCAGGCAATAGGCGCATTAGTGTGAGATCAGGCCACGGTGTTGGCAAGTCCACAGCCGCAAGCTGGGCGATGATCTGGTATCTCTTCCTGCGCTTTCCGGTCAAGGTGGTGGTCACAGCACCGACCAGCAGCCAGCTCTACGATGCTTTGTTTGCGGAGGTTAAGCGGTGGGTGAAGGTACTGCCACCGATGTTGGCTGACCAGTTGGAGGTGAAGCAGGACCGCATTGAGGTGAAGAATGCCAACGAGGAGGCGTTTATCTCTGCACGGACTTCCCGCGCGGAGCAGCCCGAAGCCTTGCAGGGTGTCCACTCTGACAATGTGATGCTGGTGGGGGATGAGGCATCAGGCATACCTGAGAAGGTGTTTGAGGCGGCCAGCGGAAGTATGTCTGGCCACAACGCCGTCACGCTACTGCTGGGAAATCCAGTAAGAAGCAGCGGATTCTTCTACGACACCCATAACCGTCTGGCAGGAGATTGGGTGACGATGAAGGTGTCCTGCGCCGACTCGCCAAGGGTCAGCGAGGCGTATATTGAGGAGATGAAGTCGCGGTACGGCGAGGAGTCCAATGCCTACCGAATCCGCGTCTTGGGTGAGTTTCCAAAGAGTGACGAAGATACGGTGATTCCGATGGAATTGCTTGATTTGGCGATGAATCGGGATGTGGAGGCATCGCCTTATGCGCCACTGGTGTGGGGTTTGGATGTGGCACGCTTTGGCTCTGACCGATCTGCACTGTGCAAGCGGCGTGGAAACGCGGTGACCGAGCCGATCAAGACTTGGAAGAATCTGGACTTGATGCAGTTGACCGGTGCGGTGGTGGCCGAGTTTGAGGCACTTGCACCGAGCGATAGGCCAACCGAGATACTGGTGGACTCTATCGGTTTGGGCGCTGGCGTGGTTGACCGTCTGCGGGAATTGAAGTTACCGGCTCGCGGCATCAATGTCGCGGAGTCACCGGCCATGGGCGGTACTTACAGGAATCTGAAGGCTGAACTTTGGTACAAGGCCAAGGCGTGGTTGGAGCAGCGTGACTGCCGTCTGCCCAAAGATGAATTGCTGGTGGCTGAGTTGGCTACCGTGCGCTATATGTTTACTTCCAACGGCAAGATTCAGATTGAGAGCAAAGAGGACATCAAAAAGCGGGGTTTGGCCTCACCTGACAAGGCTGATGCATTCTGCTTGACCTTTGCATCTGATGCGGTGATCGGCATGATGGGATCGAAGGCGGGATCGAGCTGGGCACAACCGCTGAAAAGAAACCTCTCAAGAGTTGCATAATTGGACAATTCTTTAAGGAGTAACCGCGATGATGAAGAAAACCAAGACTGAGAAAAAAATCTCTAAGGTATATAACGAATTCAAGGCTGGCAAATTGCACAGTGGCAAAGGCGGTCCAGTTGTCAAAAGCAAAGCGCAAGGCTTGGCCATCGCATTAAGTGCTGCTGGCGTGAAACCTAAGAAAGCGATGAAGTAATGGCAACGCTAAAACGCACCATGGATCAAGCCATGGATCAAAAGCCTGGTTATCAAGATCAAGGCGCAAGCTGTCCTACTCCAACGCAAGACATCACGCTCAATCTAAAAAATCGCGCCAAGGCAATCACTTCAGCGGCCTATGGTCCTGAGAATCCTGCGCTGCCGAATACGCCATTCTGGTCAAAGAAGGCTGACCAGTGGGATGTGTCGGTGGACGATGCCAAGCAAAGCCTGTGCGGAAACTGCGCGGCTTTCAATGTGTCCGATAGGCTGAAGCAGTGCATCGCCAACGGCATCGGCAACGAGGCTGACCCATGGGGAACGATCAAGCTGGCCGACTTGGGCTATTGCGAGATATTCGACTTCAAGTGCGCGGCCAGCAGAACTTGCGATGCGTGGGTAGTGGGTGGACCGAATACTGGTGATGGCGGTGATGGCGAGAACGGCGACTCTGAGTCGGAAGACGATATGCCCGATTCACTGTTGACGATCAAGATTGGATCAGCAGATTGATCTCCCCCATATGCATCAGCACGGTACATGGCAAAGGTTTGCGGGTGATGCTCACAAGCATCGCCGAGTATTGTCCAGAAGTGCCTGTCTATTTGCGCGGTCCAGAGTCCATTATTGGCGAATTTAACGCTGACTTCAAACTGTTTGGATCGGCGCAGAACTTTGGTCTGGACTACAACGAGATCATCAACAAAGCCTTTGCTGATGGGTTTGAGTCAGTGATCTGCGCCAACGATGACATTGTGCTCACACCCAGCAGCTATCGTTTGCTGATGGAGGATGTCAAGCAGTTGAAAGCGGAAACCGGCGAGCCTGTGGGCTGGGTTTCTGCGCGGTGCGATGCCGCGCGGCCTGTGCAAAATGTGCGCTCCAACCCCTTTAATCAGGAACTGTACTACTTCAAGTATCCGTATGAGGACGCAATTGTGCCGCTGGAATGCCCATCGCCCATTTTTGCATGGATTGGTGCTGATGCGTGGAGTGCGGCTGTATTCCCACCACTGAACTGGTACTCAGATGATGTGCATTGCGAGGACTTGCGTGCCGCAGGCTTTCACCATTACCTGAGTCGGTCTTATGTGCATCATGTGGGCAGCCAGACGATTGGCATGGATGGCGAAAGATTGATTCAGCAGGCCATGCCATGGCTTAGAAAACATAGACCGGAATATGCAAAACAGTGGTTTGACACTTAATCTCGGCTCTGGCAGAGACTACAAGCCAGATTGCGTGAATGCTGACATTCGCGCAGATGTTGGCGCCGATTGGGTTGTTGACATTGGTGCGCCGATGCAGATCGACCGTCAGTTTTCCAAGATCATCGCCTTTGATGTGTTGGAGCACATACCTGATTTGCTGACAGCCATGACCAACTGCCGCGATTTGCTGGAGATGGGTGGCGAGATGCACATTCATGTCCCCTATGACCTGAGTCATGGCGCGTGGCAAGACCCGACTCATGTGCGTGCGTTCAACGAAAAATCTTGGGTTTACTACTGCGGATGGGCATACTACTTGGGCTGGAAGGGCAGCAAGTTTGA